TTTTTTTCGCTCTGCCATAATTAAGCGTTATCTATTAATATCCCTTCAAAAGTTGCTGCTATTGCATTATTTTGATTTTTAGAACAAATAGCTCTAACCTCTAAATCTGTTTTTTCTGTAATTTTTAAAGGTTGGTCAAAAGGAAAGTCTATATGATTTCCTATTAAATCAATTTTAGTAGCTGTTCTAAATATTGAACCATATTCTCTTGTTACAAATCTTACAGTCATAAAAGCACCTGAGGTATCAGTACCATGTGTTGCTATGCCTCTTGTTACATAAAGAGTTTTTCCAACTGGCACTGTATAAACTGCCATTAATGTTTGGTTTTCACCAGCAGTTATTTGTGCATGCAATGTAGCACCTATTTTAAATGTAATGTTTCCTGTAGGAGATGAGCTACCTGTTATATAGGCTCTATAAACTCTTAAAAATTCAGCAGTTGTTGTATATTCGCCTGATGCATCAAGAGTAAAATCTTCTTGTATTTCTTGATAGTTTGTATCTAATCCAAAAACAGTTCCAGTAATTCCTGAGTCTGTTCCTGCAACTGAACTTAAAACATCTAAAGCTGCCGCAGAACTTGGATAATTATAAATACCACCGCCATCCCAAATAGTTTCATTTACATTAACAATTAAAGGATTGTACCCATATTTAAATAAAGGAGTGTGATAAGAAATCTGACCCCTTGAGACTTGAAGCTCAAAGGGTTCAGATGTTCCTACCCTAGATATAGAAGAATACTCTCTTCCTGCCATAACTAAGAATGAAAAATAGTAACTCTGTCAATATTACTTAATACAACATGAATACCATCGTTAAACAAAACGCCTGAATCAGGTATGTTTAAAGTTTCTGTATCGTTAGCATTGCAAGGTGCAATAAGTAAAGTTGAGCCTGTTACCGAACCATCTTTAAATGTAACGGTTCCATCGGATGCACCACCTGCGATTATGTAGCCTCTTAACCTTGATCTCCCTGAGATCAAAGAAGCACCGCCAGTTGCACTAGATGTTGTGGTTGCCGTTTTTACATCTGAGCCTGTTATTCGCATAGACATACTAAGCTCCTAATTATGCGTCAGCAAATGGAGTTACTAAAGTACCTGAGCCTAAAGTGATTCCTTCAACAGCATATTTAGCACTTGCAATAGCATGCACTTTAATAACGCTTCCTGCTAATCCACCTTTGGTTGTTCCGTTTAAAGTAATAACATCGTTAGTAGCACCTGAGATAAAAGTTTTACCAGTATTATCATCCACGCCTGTATATAATCCACCAACAAACTTGTCTGTGCCATCAGTTAAGATGTCAAGATCAGTAGCTGCTGTTACGACTACAAATGTGAAGGATGCTCCTAGATTATTTGCTTGATTTGGGTCTGTAGGATCACTAGGTGTTGTTGTGACAATTGAAGGCAAAGTAAATTTACCGTCTGCGTCATTACACAACAAGATTTTTCCTGCGTGATCGTCTACTGTTAAGGTTGTATCTGCTGTTAAACTAACAACTGCATTTGAACCTGCTGAAATAAATCCTGCCAATGATTTGACTGGACCTGAAAAAGTTGATTTAGCCATAATTTGCTCCTAACTAAATATGTTGCACCATCTTGGAGTAAGTCTGCCGAGTCAGTTGGGGCAACGAGTTACCTCGGTTTAGATAACTATACTCTTTATCAACCAAGGTCTCAAGATTTACTTGGTTAGTTTTTTTATGGCTTCTTCTAAGTGTTTAAAGGCTTCGTAGATGTGAGTGTATATTTCTTTGTTGTCATCATTTTTGCTTGAGTCTTTTAAAAATACATGACCAACAGTTTCCAATAAGCCTTTGGCTTTGATTAATAATTCTAGGTAATATCTCATCACAAAATTTTAGCACAAAAAAAGGGAGCCGAAGCTCCCTTTACGGTTCTTAAGAAACTTAAGCTCCTTGTGATCCGAAGACACCACGCCAGTTAGAGACACCAAATGAGTATCTTTCTCTAGCTCTGTATCTAATGTTACCTGTTGAGAATTCAGGTTCCATAGTGGTTTCCATTCCAGTTCTTTGGAACATTTTTAAACCTTCACCATCAGAGTTCACAGATGTCATAATGAAATATGCATCAGGATCGTTCAGATAATGGTTTACTGAGAAACCGTTAGGTACAGAAGATTGATTTCTAATTGAGTTGATGTCGTTATCGGCTGTTCCGACTCTGCCCGGTGTGTTGAGCAGTCTATCAGCCACAAATACTAATTGTGGTGGAACAATCAATTTATCAGGTCTAACTGCAATAGTTAGATTTCTGTCATCAACAAAAGTTGAGATATCAATTATGTTATCTTCTAAAGAAGTTTCGTTAAGATCAGCCATTGTTGTTGCTCTGTTAGCAGCAGAACCACCACCCGCAAGCGGATGAGCAGTTGAGATCAATGGTTGACCATCACCAATAGCATAATTGCTATCAAATGCATTGTTTAAAACATTTGCACCTTTTACTTCTTTAGTGTGTTGCATGGATCGAGCCAAGGCTTTTGTATACCTTCTACCCAATTGGTCATACAAGTTATCTTCAATAGCTTCTTCAGTTAATGCAAAAGCAAGAGCCACAGTTTCGTGTGTATATCTTGCAGTATAGCCTTCTGAAGCATTATCAAAGTTAACGCCTGCACCCTCTTCCTTGACAGGAGCAGCACCAAATCCAACAACTAACACTTCTTCTTCAAAAGCTCTTTCAGAGTCTTCTATAGAATACAGTTCTTCGTATTCGCTGTTGTATTCGTCATATTCTAGTCCAAATAGAGCATTAAGACCCGGTTCTAGTTCTTTCGCAAGTTGCGATCTACTTATAGCCATTTGTCACCTACCTTATGCTAGACCTGCGGATTTAACACCACAGATATGATTTTGAATTACGCATAATACATTCGTATTAGCACTACCTACATCTTCATTGTCAGGGTCTTGAGAAATGTCAATAGCCTTCAAAGGAAGAGTTGTTGTTGTCGCACCTGTTGTGACATCTAGTTCAACTCCTGAAATACCTGTATAGGTGCTTCCTGAGTTAGTGTCAACAATATCAAAGTTTCCAAACAGATCAGCCACTGGGAAAGTGTCGTCTGCCTGAACCTCAAATACTGTTTCAGGGTCGTCTACGATAAAAGCAATTATATCTGAAGCATTTGTGTCTGCTGGATAATAGTTGCTAAATATCTGCTCGGATGATGTTGGGTCTGTGTACATACAGCCATTGAATACGCCAACTACTGGGACAGCACTGCCTGCGGCAGCTCTTTCAACGGTTCCACCTGTGACTTGTTTCACGATGTCGCCTTGAAAAATTGAAGTGTCGTAGTTTGCTGCTATTCGATAGCGGCTTTGTCCGCCTGAATAGGGTGAGCCACCCATCATTCTTACAGGTTTCAGACCAAATGAAGCGTCTTTATTCGCCATTATTTACCTACCTTTTTTTTCCAAATGATACATTCGATTTTCTATCGGAAGAATACTTCACATACTTGTTGTTGCCCTGAACTTCACTGAACATTGTATTATCAAGAGCTTGGTTCTGTTGAACATTTCTGTTCTTGTAATGCTCGTTTCGTTCTTGGACAGTTTCTGTTGGTATTTTTGCCAATATCAAACCACCTACGCTTATGACACCTGCATGTCTTCCATGTTCGATTGTAGGTAAAGGGAAATCAGGCATTTCGTCTTGTCGGACAAATTCCCATCCTTCTCTCATACGGGCAGAAACATTGTTTCTGTCCTCTACTCCTACATACTCTGCCCTAATCCAACGGTATTGATAACCCTCGGGTGCGGGTGGAGTCTCTAACATCCTTGCAGGTTGCCAAGGCTTTCTTCTAGCTTTTTTATCGTGTTGCTCTTCATCACGAGATGTACGGGTTACATTATCAATCGCATCTAAATCCATTATTTTGCTCCTTCTATTTTCATCATCTCTTTGCCTACACGCTTGAGCCACTCTTCGTTACTCATGCCATAAGGCTTTAAGTTGCTTTTAACAGAAGCATGGTTAGAATTGATTCTAATTCCGCTTCTCTTCCCTTGTGCTTTTTGACGGCTTCCAGTAGAAGCTGAAGCTACTCTCTGCACAGATGAGTTGGCTCCTTTGCTGTCGTTTGGTTGACCCAATTCAGGGTAAACCTTTTTTAATCTGTTGTCTAACTCTTCGTAATACTCTTCACTAGAGCCATCGTAACCTTCAGCTTCGAGGTCTTCATGAATTCCCATAGCAGTGTAAGTTTTTACTCTGTCTTTTTGGAACCAATCGTTCTTCTCTGCCCAAGCTAACGCTTTCGAGTCAGGCTTAGGTTTATCATACACTGAAGTTTGGTTGTTTGGAACACTTTGTTGTGTCGGTTGTTGCACAGAATAATCCGCTTGAAAGCTTTGTTGTTCTTGTTGCATTTTTGCCAATCTCACCCTTTCTTCTTCAAGGGATACTTTGTTCAATAATTCAACGCTTTTAAGCTCAAGTTCAGCATCGTTGGTTTCTCTAGCTTTTTTATACAAGTCTTCTGCTTGTTGCCTTTGAGACTTTACACGATTTTCATATTCATCCGTGTAACTTTTATCCAAGGCTGACGCTTTGGTTTTTACTGTGTTGTATTCACTGGCTAGTGAATAATATTTGCTTTCCGCTTGTGAAGCTCTTTCTTCAGCCAAACGAATTCTTTCGTTTAACTTGTTTATTCTTTTGCTTACACCACGGGTGTATTTGTCAAGTTCATCATCTCCGCCTGAGTCGTTTGATGCTTCTTGATTCTCTACGGGAATTTCTACAGCTTCTGTATCTTCCTGTAAATCGTCAAGCTGAACCTGAATTTCTTCGTTTGTTTCTTCAATCATATGATCTCCTATGCTGAAACGATGTCATCAGGGTTAAGAATGGTAGCAATGACTTCATCATCATTAATGATTCTGACTTCGCTATCATCCGCCAATTTAAACCTAGAGCCTGCATATCTGCCTATAAGAACCCATTGACCCTTTTTGCACCAAGGTTTTTTATCTTTAAACCTTCTTTCATCTTGGTAACATTCAGGACCCATGGCTACTACATAAGCAACTACAGTCGCTAAGGTTTCCTTTTCTATGGTTTCCTTTGTCAGCAAAATGCCACCTTCGGTAACACCTTTACCTCTATAAGGTAAAACCAAAATACGCCAACCAGTTGGTTGAGGCATTCTTTCGACTATGCTTTTATCAATTAAAGATGGGTCTAAAACCCTGTCATCTTCTTTTACAAAAGCTTCGTCTAAACTTATTGTATCTTCTTTTTTATCTTTTTTAACTTCTTTAGTCATCGACAATATCTCCTTCGTCATGTAAGTGTTCTTTTATCTTATCATGAATATAGGATATTGCTGAGATTTCTCCCATTAAAAATTGATAATTTTCCATGTCTTTTACTCCACCTGACATGACAATATCGTGTACTTGCTCCTCTCTACTTTTTAAATCTTTTCTCAGAGCATGAATAAAATCATACTTGTCCATAGATTAATACACTCCACTGAAATTATTGCCTCTTAAAGCAGCTCCTTTGCCTCTGCTTTTGCCTTTACCACTGCCCGGTTTGAATGCTTCAACCTTGACCTTTTTTGGCTGAGACAATGGAATGCTTCCTTGACCTTTTATTTTAAGGGAAGTTTTCGCTTTCATTGTTTACTCCTATTTTTTTGCTTGACTCAGAGCAATAGCCTGAGCTTGTATTTGTTTGGCTCTATTGTAAGGAACATCAAGCTTTTTAGCCAAACTTTTTATAGCTTTGTTTCTAGTTGGACTAGCCTTACTTGTAACTAATTCACTAATATTAGCAGAAATAGTTTTTTTACTTTTTCCCTTTTTTAGTGGCATTAGTTTTTTTTACTGTTGGTTTTTTCTTAGCTACTGTTTTTTTCTTAGCAGGAGCTTTTACAGCTTTTGGCTTAGGTGCTTCTTCTACAACCACTTCTGCTTCAGGTTCCATAACCTCAATGCTTTTTAACATAGCTTCTGCATTTTGCTCTTTAGCCTTTTGAAGCATTTTCTTTTCTTTTATCTGTTCCTGAATTTTTTTGTTGATTGAACTTGTCATTTATTCATCCTCGCTTGTAAATCGATTAATTTTAACTCAGCCTGTTGTCTAAGTCTTTCTTTTGCAATGTCATTTTTTTCTGATGCAACCATTGCTTGTTGGTCTGCTTTTTGTTGTTGTAATTGCAACTCAGCAGATTTTTCCATGGCATCTTGTTGTTCTTTAGAAGCAAACTGTTGGTTTTTCAAGTCAATCTCTTTATCACGCAAGCCAAGTTCTTGTTGTCTAATAGCGACCAATGGGTCTTGCTGTGGTGGTGGTTGAATTGAAGCCAAGAACTCACTTGAAAGTTGTGCCAAGATTGGCGAACTCATGCTTTCAATAATGCCTTGCACTTGTTGTTGCACCATCATTTGTGATTGTGGGTCAAGTGTTTGTGCCTGTTGCATCATTTGTTGAATTTGTTGTTGTGCTTCAGGTGGCATTTGTTGTTCTGCTATTTGGTTTGCCAAGAATTGTAAATGTTGCATGACATGAGCAATGATTATAGATTGCAACTGTGGGTTCATTTGCACGCCTTGTGTTAAAAATAAACTTTTGTGTGCCTCTATGTGTGCTTCATGGTTCTGTTCTGCAAAAGCATTTGCAGGAATACCCTGCAATAAACCACTGTTTTCTATACCTGCATCTACAGGTTTGGGGGTCATATCTTGTGGTGGCAATAATAAAGCTTCAATGTTATCTACACCAAGTGCAGAATACATTCTGTAATAAGCCTCATATATACCCTGTGGTCCATGTATCTCAGGATTAGATTGAACCATGGTTAATAGTTCTTGTGCCATGACTATTCTTTGACTCATGGAGAATATGTTTGGATCAGATACAGGTATGACATCTACCTTCTTGCTAAAGTCTTCTAGTTTTATTTCTTTTGAGCCACTACCTGTTTCATATGGATAGACTGGTGGCAAGAATTCACCAAAGACTCTAGCCAATATTTTAAACTCTGTTCTTTGTGAATAATGCAATCTTTTATGAATTGCACTCATAACCTTTGTACCTTTTTCTAATAAAGCTACTGTTGTGCCTACAGGCATAGCAGCATTACTATCACCAATATTCATATCGGCTATAGATGCAAATCTTTTACCACTGTCAACCAATAATCCAAGTAAACTAAATAAAACTCCACTTGGTTCTTTGTAAGGTAATGGCATCAATGCATCACGCAAAGCACCGCCCGGTGCGTCTATATCTCTAAATTCACCCGGTTGTAAAGGAGATGCTTCATCTCTAATTCTTATGCCTCTAGCTTTAAAACCTGCTGGTAAATTAGATAAAGTACCTGCATCGATAAGCTGTCTTAAAATAGATGTTGTGGCTTTAGATAAACCACCTATCATATGTGAAAGACCTAAACCATAAAATCCTAAGCCCGGTAAAAACTTGTACTGAACAAAATAATTAATTTTATTTTTGATTGGATCATCAGGCTCATAGTTTCTTCTAATAGATAAAACTCTTTGTGAAGATTCGTCAATGGTAATAATGTAAGGTAATTTTAATCCTGTTGGCTCACCATTTTCATCTAAGTCCTCGAAGCCTTCTATTTCTGCAACTGTATGTATTTCATACAATCGTCTTTGTTCATCGTTATTATACTCAGGCTCAACACCTTGTATTTTATCGATTTCTTCTGTAACTGTGTCTCGTGTTTCTACTTCACTGCCTGTTAACTCTATGTCTGCATAAAATCCTGAAAGTTGTAATTTTCTTACTTCATTGTTGCTCATAGAAACAATATGAGTTACTCGTTCTGCACTAAGCAGATCGGTTGCTTCATATGGAACCAATAAATCTTCAGAGGGTACAAACTTTGATACGGGTCTTCTTATGGAAGCATCGTAATAAACTTTTTTAAATGCACTGCCTGATAATGGTAGATAAAATAACAATTGATCTAACTCAGGATCGTATTCAGGCATTTCGTTCATAATGTAATAATTCATGAACTCAGCCACTCTTTCTGCTTGCATTTCTGTGTTGGCATCTCTTTGTCCAACTATTTGTGTTTTAACAGGTCCTTGTGCAGGCAAAAGTTCTTTGTATGCTTGTGCTTGGAATTGAGTTACAGATTCAGCCAAGATAGGATGAATTACGCCACTAGAACCCTCAAAGGGTTGGCTTCTTTGTTCGTCAAATCTCATACCAAGATATTTAAGACCGTCTGTGTAAGTCTTCATCCACTCTTTACGAGATTCTTTGTCGTTTTCTACATCGTTAATTAATTTTTTGGAGATAGAACCTAAAACATAGTCATCTAAATATTCAACCAAATTAGCATCAAATGGCATTTCTTGTTCTTCTTCTTCTTGAGCTTCATCAATAATAATTTCATCATCGTTGATGGTAACCTCTAAAGATTCCATCAGTTGTTCTTCAAACGATGGTGCTTCTGCTTCTATATCAACAGCTTTACCCTGATCAACAATGTCAGGATTGTCTTCTGTGCCTAATTTTCTTTCTATTGCCATATTAATTTGCCACTAATGATTTTGATAGTTTTTGTATATTTTCGTTCATTGATGGCATATTGCCAACAATTGTAGGATACATTATTTTTCGATCTAATTCAGCCTCATCGGGATTTTGATATCCCTCTATAACACCTGACTCAATTAAAGGTTTAAACTTTTCTACAATTTGTTGATTGTTCATTGTTGTTTTTGTGTCAATGTCATAACTGGGCAATAAGTATTCTTTTCCATTTATATTTAAGCCAACAATCTTCATTGTTACGGTTTTGCCACCTTCAGGCGTTGCCTCAATGCCTTGATTGCCTGTTTTTACAACATCATTATGGTACGACTGTAAAAATTGTTTATTTTTTACAAATCTATTGTTGTTTCCTTTGTTTTCAAGCATTAGTGTAAAACTCTTTTTTCGTCTTCTTTGAACTGTACTAAGTCTGTCAACTCTCCTTGTACTATGTAACCGTCAATTTCTGCTATGGCTTGAGCTACCTCTAAGTCTTCAGCATGTATATTAGGTCCACAATATTCCTGACCGTCATGAATAAATTTTGTAATAAATATTTTCATCAGTAATAACTTAGCTTTCTTCTATCAAATGATACCTCATCTTCATAGTCTGTGCCTAGCTCAATTAAGCCACCTTGTCTAATTCTCATTAATGCCATAGTTGCGGAGTCAGCAAAGTCATCGTTTTCCCCATAAGGAAAAGAAGCCATTTCTTCAATAACTTCTTCAGCAAATGCATCTTCTGTTGCCCACACCATACCGCTTTCAAACATGGGAGAAACAGAGTTCATTCTAGCTATCTTGTCTTGACCTCTGCTCGGTGAGTAAGATTGTACAGGTATACCTATCTTTCTAAGTTCTTGTGTTAAAGGCGTACCACTGGCTTTTGCCTCAATTAAAACAATATCAGGTTCCCAATATTTATATTCTTCTAAAGCTATTTTTTTCAACTCAGGAAAATCTACTCTGTGCCTTGTTGCATCCAATAATATTACAGAAGCTTCATCGCCTTCTTCAGGATAAAATATGCCCCATGTCGTTATAGCCGAGTAGTCAGCCGTTTCTTTTGCACTAAATGCGGTGTCATAGCTTTGTATAATACACTCACACGAAGGAATCTCTTCACTCTCCCAAGTTTTCCACCATTCTCTTTTTATAATTGATCCACTTTCTGCTGTTGGATTTTGCATCCACTGAGCATTCCATTTGGATACTGGTAAAGATGCTTTTACACCCAAGAGTTCTTCTTTCTTCCAAAACTCTGCCCATAAAGGCTCATCAGACTCAGGCATAATTGCAGGAAACTCAACAAGCTCCCATTGATCAGCGTGTGCTTCTGACTGTCTTTTAAGTAATCGACCTGCTAAGTCTTTGGTTGACCATCGTGTCATTACTAAGATGATAGTACCGCCCGGCTGTAACCTTTGGCGTGGTCCTGATGTGTACCACTCCCAAGCTCCATCCATTGCAGTTGGTGACATGGCATCTTGCTCAGAGTGTGGATCGTCAATAATTAATAAGTCTGCACCACGACCTGTAATAGCACCACCAACTCCTGAGTAGAAAGCTTCACCGCCATCATTGGTTGTCCATCGACCTGCTGACTTGTTGTCACCTGATAAACTAATATTAGGAAAAACGGTTTGATAATCTTCTGAGTCAATAATGTTTCTAACTCTACGACCAAACCTTACAGCTAGTTCTGCGGTGTGAGTTGCTTGAATAATTTTAAGTGATGGATTTAGTCCCATCATCCATGCAGGAAAAAATGTAGATGCAAACTCTGATTTAGAATGTCTTGGTGGTAAACACACGATCAGTCTTTTTAGCTTGCCTTGTGCTATGCGATTAAATTTGTCTGCAAGTATCTTATGGTGTCTGCCCATGATAAAGCCTTGCCACATCATTTTTACAAACTCTAAAAAATCATCTCTGCATTTGGTTCTTGCTTTAATGTTTTTCCATTTATCAATTAAAGCCAATGCTTCTATCTGCTCATCTTTAGATAGAATTTCAAAAGATTTTATTTTGTCTAAATCAAGCATAGGGTGGGAAGTTGGACAACATCTTTCTTAGGGGGGAGTAACGCCAACTTCCCTAGACATGTAATTATGAGAGAGAGGAGATATTGAATAATACCCACAAGAAACATGTCATTCCTCATTTTCACACAGATGGTCTTGTTTTAATAGTCCTAGAATGGCATATCCTGCTGTATCAATCCAACTGTCCATATGTTGTGGATTTTGCGATATGCGTATTAATTTCATGCAAAGCATAATATTACAAGCATCGCTACCTGTAATTGGTTCTGCTAATTTATTGCCTAATATGGCGTTTATCATCTTTGCTAGATTGTCAAAAAAATCATCAGAGCTACCATAATCATCATCTCTGTCTTCAAGAGTTTGCTGTAACTTTATTAAAGCTGTCTCCAAGATAAAGGTGTTGTTCTTCAATTTGCTCATAACGATCTCCTGTATTAAGTGTTGATTCTAACTTATTTTATTACAAATCTAAAGGTGTTAATTTTGGGCTTTTATTTGCTTGATCTAAACATGCTTGCAAAGATTCTTTGGTGTCTATTTCTAAAAGTTTTTCTTCTGTTTTTGCAAACTCGGTGAGGTTTTTTTCTTTGTAAAATGGCATAAATATTACTTTGTTTAAAGGCAAAGCCACAAGACAAAACAAATCTATTTGACCGTTACCATACCTTTCATCTGAATCTTGTCTTTCTTTTTTTGCTGTTCTTCTACCACTGCGTAACTCCCAACGATAATAATCTTTGCCCCTTCTTAAATAGGTAGAGTTAGTGGTTTTTACTTGTATTCTATATAACTTGTTTTGATGATCTAAAATTAAATCGCTTCTATGTGCTTGAGGTGCAAGAATTACGGAGTCGCAAAATCTCAGCAAATAAGATGCTGCCAAATATTCACCTGCTAACGCTATGCGTGTAGTGGTATGTGGCAAACTGGCTCCTAAATTTTACCCCACTCCTTACCTTCAAAAAGTAGAGATTCAGCGTTTCGCCTTCGGGTTAATCCCTCAAGCACCTTACCCCCTGCTTTATTCCACCTACACATTTGTGCAGGCACCTCCTCGTAATGACCCCTATTCAAAACTTTAAGCATTGTTGATTTGTTGAGATTGGATGGACCTAAGTTGTAAGTCCATGAAACCAAAGCGTCAAATTGATTTTGATGCAACGGCACTTCTACAGCATCTTCTACATATTTGCAGTATTCCATAAGCTCATGTAATAACATGGATTCAGCTTCTTCTTCTGATATTTTTTGTCCTTCTTGCACATTCTTGGTATGACCGTAGCCAATTGTCCAAACACCTACAGCGTCTTGATAAGCCTCTAACTCACACCCTTCAAATTTTTTTATTAGGCAAATGCCTTCTTTTGAAATTTGCATTAATTTAGGGGAAGTAGACC